TGAGGGTGTCATTAAGTTGCTCAAACTGTTCATTTATTTCACTAGCGGCCTCTTCTATACCTGCTAAACCATCTATGAAAAGTGCTTGCATGGCGACCGATGCGGCCTCTGCGTCATGTATGAGTCTACTTGCTTGGAACGAACCAACAATGTCGAAGAAAACCCTAGAGGCACCGGCTCTAAGAACTACCATAGCGACAGCGCAAGAAACGAAAAGAAGGGGTGCTAATTCAGCAAAAATTGGTACTATCATCTACTCTCGCCCTCTACACTCTCTTTACCCACGATAGGGACTCCGCTATCTCTCATTGATTCCATGAATTGTTTGTTGCTTAATTGTTTTCTTTGTTGTTGTCTCTGTCTTGCTCTCGCTACTGCCCCCTTTCCGTCACCCTTTTTGGCGTTTTCTGTGGCTTCGCTTATTCTGTCGTTTATTTCAGAAGCAACGTGTAGGTCTAACTCTAACCTACTAAAGCCGCCCTCGTCTTGGTATCTGTAATACAAATCAGAGGGTACGGAACCTTTGAAGGCCATACAGACTGTTGGAAGAGCCCTAAAGGCTATTCCAAAGGGGAGGCACCTTCCGGTGCTATTTCATCATCCCCACGAATAAAGGCCAAGACTCTAAGCATTTCTGCTGTATTCAAGTCATCTATGCTCTTTTCCTCATCTATAATACAAAGAGGAAGCCACGTCTCTATCTGTGTAGCGATACCTGCCTCTTCATCATCTAGTGCATCAGAGAACTCAAACTGTTGGTCTTCCGTCCAAGATTCGGGTTGTCCGAAATGCCTAAACTTTCGGAATACGCGGGCCTGTCGGCTCTCTAAACCAATCTTCTCTCTACCGGACGCTTGCCGGACGAGAATCTTAGAACCGTCATCTAATTCAATTTCTTTACTTAGAACTGGCACTCTTCTTTGCCCCCTTCTTCGCTGCTGTCTTCTTAGCAGAAGCCTTCTTCTTCTTAGGCTCTACTAGGGTATCAATAATTCTACCACCGACAATCTTTCGCTCCCAAACGCCATCTTCATTTTCATACGTCTCACTCATATTTTACACCTTCTATTATGCTACATCATACCATACTACGGTCAATGTAATGTAATCGCTATCCTTTTTCCTAGTAGTATCACAAGATATTACTACATCAGCATCGGCCAAAGCGGCCCTAAATGCTGTTTGAACCTCTGCGGCAGTACCATTAAAAGCAGAAACCATCAATTTATCGGTATCTGTAATTACTGTTCCACCATTATTTGCCATCTAAACACCTCAATAGGGGGAGGCTTGTAGAGAAGCACCCTTTATGGTGCATCTCATAGCCTTGTTGTCTTCTCCGGTATCCGGATTGAAAAGACCAGTGAATCCTGCCGTCATGGTGTTGGTGTCCCTACCACTAACCGATGCGTCTGGTGCATCCCAAAATAGGTGATAGAAGTCGAACTGTACGTATTCGTTAGCGGTATCGCCAACAAACTTAAGGGTCATAGCGGAAGTACCGCTACCTGATGAACCGTCGTCAAGGCCGCCTATCAACTCAGTGTAGGTAGGCTCGTTTGCGGTTGCCGTATAGACAACTTGGTTGAATTCGGCAGTACCGGTAATCTCCCTTCTTTGCTTGGGTGGAGCACGAGCAAGGGTGTTAGAACCGATTCCGTATGCGTTATCCATATCGCCGTTTAGATTGATGCTGAAATCTACTGACTTGATATTCGCTACTGCCGCACCGCCCGCAAAGGTGATTTGGCCGCCCGCGAAGTGCATGGCATTTAGGCTTAGTTGGTCGAAAGTTGCAGTTAGTAGATTGCCAACCGCGCTCTCTGACTTGCCGTAGAAACCGGCGGTCATCATAACGTATTCGCCTACGTTTGCGGAAATGTTTAGTGAGTTAGCACAAAGACCTGTGTATTTGTGGCTCTTGCCCTCTCTTCCTATAACCATAGTAAATGATGGGTAGGCTGTAGTGGTGTTGTATGGTCCGAGTGGTGGCTCTTCCATGGTATGTACCTTAACCGTGTCTGTAGTCACTACGTCTTGTGGGAAGAAACCGGAAAGAACCTTACCAACGAAATCGTCCGATTGGAGGGCTAGGTTAATGTCCCCCTCGCTATATTCCTTCCCCTGTACTGCCTTTGCGGCTACTGGGCGTGACATATCCTCTCTCACGAGAACGTCAAACGTGTCTTTCATACTTTCTGAGTCTACTTCTCCAAAGGTATAGGAACCGGGGTCTACTCCGTAGCCGCCAGTCTCCTTACCTATTCCAACATATCTATTTAGAAAATCCGGCATCTAGTTACCTCTCCTATACTTCTTTCACTAATACTGTGATACTTAAGGGTTTCATCGTTGCCTCATGTCTATCAAACGCATGTATGTGAACCTAAGCCTGTGGGTGCATATCGTATCATCATTGTCTAGTTTCACGTCAAACTCTGAATTATATGCTATTATGCTATCAGTAGTAGCATTAACGCCAGTTTTTGTGAATAATTCATCAAATATCTCCCCGGCTATATTCAAACCATCACGGTATGCGTTTTCGTAATTGGTACCCCTAGTAGTTACATAGACCTCTATATCGTAGGTTTGCTTGACCTTTGATGCGCCTAGGGTAAGAAACTCCGGGGTACTCATGGATGGCATCACCACATGAACCATGGGTGCTATGCTTCTACTCAACATATCGGCTGATAAATCGAAACCATACATTATGCTAGCATCATTCACTTGTGTTTTCAAGTACAGCCTCTTGCTATTCTTCAATAAATCAACGATACTTAGACCCATTCTTGAAAGAGTGTTTGTTGCATAGTCAGAGAGCATCATTTCGTTTGGAGAGAACGCACCGAATTGAGAATAGTAAGTAGAAGCCCACTTAACAGTACCATCATCATTACCCCACTTAACAGAACGACCACTGCCACTAGCACCAGTAACAGAAATATAGTGCTGTGTTCCATTATCATCGTCTATTAGTTCACGCATATAGAGATTAGCAGTACCCGAAGAGTCTAGGGTCAGCCTAAGTACTATGGCTACTGGGTCATCTTCGGCCATAGCCAAATCTAAGTCTTCCGTAGTGGTAGTTGTAGCACCCACCAAATCCAATGTAGAGGCATTTCCCTTAGATTTCACTTCTACCTTGTGTGTACCGTTATCTAGAGACATAAGTACTGTACCGGCATTAGGGATGTTGGCAGCATCACTAAATATGAAACTAGAAACTAGGGTATATTCGGTGTAGTCTGCGCTTGGTGCAATGCTATACACGGAGTTGTTAGTTATTTGCCAGTAATCACCGCTAGCAGCAGCAGCATTACCGGTCAAAGTCCAATCTTGTTGGAATTGTGCTATGCCCGGTAAATCTGTGGGGTCAGTGCCATTCATCCTTGAATTCCAATATTCTGATGTAGTTGCTATTGCCATTATTTCCTACCCCCCTTCGGGAATTTGTATTGTGCTAATCTCTGTTTGATTATATTACGTAGTTGTGGCCCTTCGTGTACCTTTCTCAGCCTCTCTTCCGATTTACCCAAGAAATCTATTCCTTCAAACTCAGGGCTTTTCCACCCTTCGGGTAGTAGGAAGTTGCCACCACCCCTACCTTGTCCGGGTCTAGCCCTTTTCGCATATTCACCGAAAAGCCTTCTCCTTATTGCACCAACCGTGGGTTTCGCCAATATGTCTTTACTTAGTTCCTTTCCTTCTCTCTTTCCGTATTGTAGTATTCCGGCAATATCCTCACCCCTACTACCCGTAACGCCGGCTCCTATATCAGCAGCACCGGCATCCGAGGCCCCTATTTCAAGAATTACTGATTCAAGATACTTTTGTGAGCCAGTATGCATAACCAAACTAATCATGTTTTCCGCTACTCTTTGGTAAATATCGCCTGAACCCTTGCTTTTCCTCATCAGGTCGTTGTGTATTCTTACTTCCTCTTTCTCACCTAGTTCAGTGTAATAGTCATACAGAATATGACTCATTTCATATTTCATGAAGTGGTCTAAATTTTCCTTGATTATGTCTTTGAATATATTGGAGGAACGAGATACTCCCGCCGCCTCCATTTCAAAATTCATCATATGTGAGTCTGGAAATAATTTCATCTATACCCCTCAATCAACTGAACCGAGGTGTGCTAGTCGTCTTAGGTTCTCAGTACCTCTTTCATTCATAGCAGTACCCCGAATACCGCCGGGTGTACCCGTAGTTTGGAAAAGGGCCTCATCTTCAAAATATAGAGACGCTGCTAAATCAGCACATATCTCACGGAGAACGTGTGCCTCTTCTCCCTCATTAACAGCAGTACCAGTGAGGTGGTCTGCGCTGATTCCAGTACATCCGGTAAGGTCATTTGATGACTTACCCGTCCATGCGAATGAATCACCGTCTATATCACCATTTCCGGCCGTACCAAAGGACGACGCGCTTGCTAGGGTCACTGTGGTAGCACCGGCAGAAATGCCGCCGTTGAGCGTTGATGAGGCTATGCTTTTGGAGGGTGCGCTTCTTCCATAGTCTCTATATGTTTGGTCTATGTCTATGCTAGCCCTTCTGATAACCGAAGTTATCTTGCTACTAGCCGCAGTTCTTTGAGCACTATTCAAGCCCAATCTCATGCCAACATCGGATGCCGAACAATAGTAAGTCAAGAAAAATCACCACCTTAATCACAAAAAGCATACGCTTCTGTCGTCTTTCTATTGTCTTAAGTGTGTTTTCAATGTTACCACACCTTATCTCCAAACCGTATAGTCGGTCTGATGAGTATTTTATTTGTTTTTTCATTTCGTTATCCAACGTCTCACCCAAGGATGTAGTTAGCCCCAAGTAAAACCCCGCTGATTATTGCTATTAGAGACATAACTATTCTCTGTTGGTGTCTCATCATTGTATTTAGTATTTCATTAGTGACTCTGAGTTCAGTAGCCACTTCTGTTATACCAGTTTTCATCTCTCCGTGCTGTTCTAGCATAGTGGAAAGCATTTCTTCGTGCTTATCTAGGCGGGTTTCGACGTTAGTAAGTCTTATATCAAAAACTTCTTCTTTGCTCATCTAGGCACGTCCTTATGGACCCCGTTATTCGCTGTTTCTGTGTGCTTCAAGCCTAGCAACAAGGTCTGCCTTCTTCCCGCTAACGGAAAGACCTGCTTCCTTTAGCATAGCCTTCAATTCAGAGACATTGTGAGAAGAAAGAGCCTTCTCTATGTCCTCAATTGCCTCTTCTGCTTCTGCGGCCTTTTCCTTGGCCTCTCCTACTGAGTCAACCAATTCTTCTAGGCTGATGCTACCATCGGCCATCATAGACGCATACTTCTGCTTTGCCCAAACGGCAATACCAAGCAACACACCTATAGAAATCAATATTACCTCTATATCATCAAGGAGGGACGATGAAGCCGCCTCTATACAATCTACCACACACTCTTCTATTGTTGTATTATTCTCCAACATTTTCATCCCTCTCTTTCATAAACAATTTGTTTCATAGCAGAGGTCGGTATTACAGTAAATGCCTTGTCCGACCCCTTCCGGTAAATCTTGTAGCCATGGGGTGTCTCTTCAATGTTCACATTGGTAAATGATTTTTCGGGAGGCATATATACAATTTTACCCGCCCTCAAAACCCGTTTTGGCTCCCAAGAATCACTCACGATAGCAACTCCACGATACCCCAAGCAGTAAGATTGTTTATGAGGTTTTCTACCCCAACATCATAATCCCATGTATTACATATTTTTTCGTGATATGTTTCATTGAGATTGAATTCTTGGTAGGACTCCGGGCTCACATATACCCGATAGCCCCTTATTTCATTTTTGTAATCCAAATCTACATAGAGAATGTTTCCGGTTTCGTCCTGTGTCTTACCTACTACCGTTCCATATATTGTGGAACAATCCAATGGATTTACTACGCCTTGTGGGGTGGTGTAATGACTAGGGGTTACTAACGTAGCCAAGAAAATAAACGCAATAAAATATGCTATGGTGCTATCTCTCATAGTACGTAACTATCTTTGGTGATAGATGAATTATCGCCAATTGGGTCCTTCAAACCAACCCACGAAACTTCTCCTAATACCGTCGGTAATAGGTGTTACCGCGTGTTCTCTATAAGGAAGGAAGAATATTATGGTGCCTCTTTTCTTTAGGGCTGCTTCATCGGGATTTACATGGTGTCTGAAAAGTAAATCTCCACCCTCATACTCACTAGGGTCTGTTAACTGTATCACCATACTCAATTTTCGATTTCTGCCGTCTTGTCTATTCCAATCAATATCATGATGAAAGTCGTAGTGGTGTCCCGGTTCTAGATATTCTGTGAATTGTAATGGGGGCATAAAATCGAAATCAACATTGAAATATTGTTCGTTTGTTTCGACCGCTAGTTCACTTAATTTAGAGAATATATTTTTTGTTATCGTTTCATCAAACGGAACCCACCTAATTTGGGTCTTTCTATGTCCGTGGTTTTCTTCATCATGCGATTCTTCTTCTCCGGTTCTAAATGTAGAGCCCATATGTGGGGGGTATGACAATCCTATGTCTAATAGTTCATCGCATTCCTCTTCGGTTAAGAATGACTCATACATTATCCATTGTGGGTATTCAAGCATGTACGTACCTTCTTATCCTCGTATTTAGTCTAATTGGTTATAACACCTATTATTCGGAGAACCTTTACCCAAATTGGGTCCCCGTCATATTCCATTAGAGAGAACCCCAAAAACCCATCTTATTACAATATGAATCAAATTTGGTATTGATTAAGTCTTTGTATTCCGTTGTATTTAGGGGGTTGTCGCTAATCCATGAGTCAAACCACGCAACATCCCACGACGAACCATCCGGTATTTCCCAAGTTTCTATATCAGCCTTAACTAAATTGAACCTACCGTCTTTCTTACAGTGGTCCCAAACCAAGTCGATTACATCTTGTGATATTTCCACTATTGTAACAGAAGTTACATTATCATTATTAATTAGCATTTCATTAACAAGACCTATACCTAAACCTGCTATTAGTACGTCACCTGTAGCATTATCCCATAACCACTGGTGTTCGTTATATTCTCCTTCTGAATCTTGCATTATTGGCATCGGACATCCATCCTTTAGTAGTACCTTGTAAGAAGAATGTGATTCGCTCTTTAGTTCTAGGTACACTTGCCAGTTTTTATTTGTGGTTTCATTACTGTAGTTAGCAACTTCATATATTCCCGACTTCCCGGCGGGAATATCTACTTCTACTCTACTCATGTGAAATCAATCCTAAAATTTACATAGTCTGAATAGATAACTGCTCCTGTATTGGTCCATGTTCTTTTCAATCTAATTTTTCCTTCGCAATATTCTCCGGATGATGGAGTAACTGTTGACCCTCTTCCTCCACCAAAGGCAATATAGAAAGCATCAGCATTTCCTATACCTATTAGGGGGTCTGTTGAATTGACTTGTGTTCCGTCATTGTCGTCAACAGAAGCAAATGACGACCCCAACTGAAAAACGCAACCACTGGTTCCAAAACTAGTTGTAATTACAACCCTTTCCCACTCCCATTCTAAATTAGTTACGGTTGAAGCCGAATATCTACCAAAGGAAAATAGATACATTGGGGCTACTGCTGATGAACTGTTAACCCATGAACTAAAATCTGATGCACTAATACTCATATAGACCCATTGAGAATGAATCGGTCCTCTTCCTATACCGTATTTCATGTTTTCACTGGAAGACCCTACCGTGTTTCCATTCATGTAATATCCATCCCAACCATAGAATCCATCAGAATGTGTCAGTTGTGTCCCCGAACCCCCCGCACCGGAAGGAAGTCCATTTTTCCATATCTCAAGCCTAAGTGCTTGTACTGCTCCATTATCTGTATCATCCATATCATAATCCCACTGGAAATATTTGGGAGTGGATGAAACATCGGGATAGAGTGGTGTTTCAGTAGTCCCAAGCAATATATCAGGTGCGCCACCGACACGTTGGGGGTTATCAAGAACAGAAACGGCACTTCCCGCAGGACAGTTATCCCAATCACTAGGGTCAAGCAAAACTTCTTGTCCGGCCACTATTACTGCTCCGGACATACCCATATTCATTCTATCAACCGCCTAGATGTACCCACTCACTAGCACTGCCAGTATTGTTGACGCATATGAAAACCCTAGCACCACTAGGGGCGATAGCATAACTGGTTCTCCAACCACTTATTATAGACCCTCCGTTAAGGGCGGGTGTAGCGTTAGCGGCGGCATTATTCAATATAGTGAATGATATACCTTCGGCACAGTTGGAGGGTAAATTCAACGTACCACCCGTCCAATAAACAACAGCACCGTCTTGTCCGGCAGTTAGAGTAGTAGTAGTAGAAACATCCACTATCGTAGTACCGCTACTTGCGGCTTCTTCTAATGAAATGTGCGTGTTAGAATGGTCATAAGTTAAGACATAGTTATCCTGTCCCGAACCTACGGTTTGGTCAGCATCAAACTCAAAGTTTCCTAGCGATACATTTCCTGTTCCTTGTGGGTCAATTACTAAACTGTGATTAGAGTTATCAATACGGGAAGCGTAAATTGAACCTGCGCTATAACCCGCATAACCATCATCTCCTGTTTTGAATTGTATTTTAGCACCAAGACCTGCGGCGGCTGAACTGGAAGTACAACCCGCAATTAACTGTAAGCAGGTTTGAGGAGCATTAGTGATTGAGGTTTGAACTCTTAGATTGCTAACAGTTTCATTTAGATTTCCTCTAACGTCCAACTTCACACCATCCGTGCTTGTTGTGTTTATTCTGACTTTACCTGCTCCATCAGGGTTAATGTCTATTGGTCCAGCCGATGAAGAAACTATGTCGTAGCCACCTACATCGAGTTCTTGGGTTAATGTACCGGAGAAAGAACCTGTTGGACCTGCTGGACCGGTTGGCCCTGCTGGACCAGTAGGACCTGTCCCTCCTGTTGACCCAGTAGGGCCGGGAGGACCGCTAGAACCAGTAGGTCCACTTGGGCCGTCGGGTCCATCCGGTCCGGGTGGTCCACCCGCACCTGTAGGGCCTGTAGGACCAGTAGCACCGGACGGAATGGTGAAGGCGAATACCTTTGCAGTAGCAGGTCCGCTTGCTGTTACCCCAATAGGTCCTGTACTGGCAGTAGGTGTCCCAAAGCCAGCAGCAGCACCCGCAGGTCCAGTAGGTCCGGTAGAACCTCCGGGGCCTGTTGGTCCATCGGGACCGTCCGGTCCAGTGGGACCTGTTGGACCAGTGGGGCCTGTTGGTCCAGTGGGACCAGTAGCACCTGACGGTATTGTAAAGGCGAAGACTTTAGCGGTATCGGGTCCACTTCCTGTTACTCCAATCGGCCCAGTTGTGGCTGTTGGTGTACCGAAACCTGCTGCCGTACCGGTTGGGCCGGTAGGACCACTAGGCCCAGTTGGACCAGTAGGACCAGTTGGGCCAGCAGACCCATCATCCCCATCCGGGCCAGTAGGTCCTGTTGGACCAGTCGGACCCGGAGGGCCAGCGGAACCACTAGGTCCGGTTGGTCCGGATGGACCAGTAGGTCCGCTAGGGCCAGTAGGTCCTGTGTCTCCCTTATCACCAGTTCTTGCGAATGTGACTATCACATCTTCTCCATCAGAAAATGGGGCACTAGCAGAAGAATCAACCGCACTGACGGTTATATCGAAATAACCAGTATCTTCGCTTAGTGATGAGATGGTCCATAAGACAAACTGACCCGAATCAGTTAGATTACTAATTTTTACATGACCCTTTATTGTTGAAGTAGAATCATCAATAGTACGGAGGAACGATTGAATATCCGTACCATCCAAATCTGAGTCATCGATGTATATTGCAGTAGCAGCGTTCTGTGTAGCATTGTTGACCTTTACCTTTCCACTGCCGGGGTCGCTGTCGCTTGTATTAGTTGAGAAATCATATTTGAAAGAAGCACCACTAAATGCTCCCGTGGGTCCTGTTGGGCCGGTAGGGCCGGCTGAACCACCGGGACCTGTGGGTCCGGTAGGACCAGTAGGACCAGTACCCCCTGCCGGACCTGTTGGACCAGTACCGCCGTCACTTCCGTCAGAACCGGGAGGTCCACTAGGACCAGTTGGTCCCGCCGGTCCTGTACCACCAGCACTACCGGCAGGGCCGGGAGGACCACCAGCACCAGTGGGACCGGTAGGGCCTGTAGGGCCGGTGGGTCCAGTTGCTCCGGAAGGTATTGAGAAAGCGAATATCTTAGCCGTGTCCGGTCCACTCGCGGTTATTCCTATAGGTCCCGTGCTTGCTGTTGGCGTTCCAAAGCCAGCAGCCGCACCTGTACTACCCGTAGGGCCACTTGGGCCTGTTGGACCAGTGCTTCCGGCAGGACCGGCGGGACCCGTCGGACCGGGGGGTCCAGCAGCACCGGTATCTCCGCCGGGGCCTGTGGGTCCTGTTGGGCCGGCCGAGCCGGTTGGGCCGGGTGGTCCGGCTACAGTAGAATCTGCACCATCGGGTCCCGGTGGTCCAGTAGAACCCGTTGGTCCGGGTGGTCCTGAGCCACCAGTAGGGCCAGTAGGTCCTTCGGGTCCAGCAGAACCAGTAGGTCCGGCAGGTCCTTGGGCTCCTGTTGGTCCTGTAGGTCCGGAGGGTCCTGTGGGTCCACTAGCACCAGTGTCTCCCTTATCACCAGTACGCGCAAAAGTAACAATAACGTCTTCTCCCGAAGAAAACGGACTAGTAGCAGAAGAATCAATAGGACTTACAGTTATATCAAACCAACCTGAATCTTCTGCAAGCGCAGAGATAGTCCAAATTATGAATTGGCTGGCATCTGTTAAATTACTAATTTTTACATGACCCTTTATTGTAGAACTTGAGTCATCAATGGTTCTCATAAAGGATTGTATATCACTACCATCTAAATCGCTATCATCAATGTAAATGGCTGTGGCAGCATTTTGTGTTGAGTTATTTAATCTAATTTTACCTGCACCGGGGTCTGCGTCAGTGGTGGCAGTATCAAAGTCATATTTGAAAGAAGCACCGCCGAAATTACCGTCCGGGCCAGTTGGTCCAGTGGGTCCTGTAGGACCCGTAGGTCCACTAGGGCCTGTACTACCGGCAGGACCGGTGGGTCCAGTGGGGCCTGTGCCTCCCGTGGGTCCCGCTGCGCCAGTTGCGCCCGTATCTCCTTGTGGTCCCGGCGGTCCTGCGGGGCCTGTCGGTCCGGTGGGACCTGCTACAGAAGAAGCGGGTCCTGTAGGTCCTGTTGGTCCCGGTGGACCACCGGCTCCTGTAGGACCTGTCGGTCCGCCGGCTCCTGTAGGTCCTGTAGGGCCATCAGGCCCAGTGGGTCCACTTGGGCCCGCTACTCCTATATTTCCAGTAGTAGAGAAACCAAAAACCCATTTACTTGCGTTGCTTGGTACTGCACCGGCTATAGGAATAACATCTATCTTGAAATATCCAGTCGCTTCTGTAACAGCAGTTACCGTAAATATGATAGTATCAGCAGTTGCAGAATCTAAAGATGAATAAACAAGGGTTCCTTTTCTAGTGCTTGAGGAATCATCCCAAGTTCTCATCCATGCTTGTATATCCCCGTCCGCACTATCGTCTATGAATATCTTGGTTATAGAGGCAAATGTTCCGTGGTCAAATCTAAATGTATCTGCTCCGGGGTCAGAATCGGTTGTTGTTGTACTAAATGATTGGTTTGGTCCCTGTCTTTTGCCATCGGGACCAGTAGGTCCAGTAGGCCCAGTAGGTCCCCCTGCACCAGTGGGTCCCGGCGGTCCGGCAGCACCAGTGGGGCCTGTGGGTCCAACAGGACCAGTGAGGCCAGTTGAGCCTGTGGGGCCGTCAGGTCCGGGGGGACCGCTAGACCCCGTACTTCCGGTAGGACCCGGAGGGCCACCAGCACCAGTAGGGCCACTAGGACCGGTCGGTCCAGTAGGACCAGTAGGGCCACCCGGTCCAGTAGGACCCGCAGGTCCCGTGGGACCGGCGGGACCAGTGGGTCCGGTAGCGTTATTTTGATAAGCAATCCATGTATCTTGAGTAGAAGTATGTCTAATGTATGTCTTATCATACTGTCCTAAAGTAAGTGTTGTACCATTCAAAGTAACTCCTGAACCGGCGGTCAATGTCACCGTTCCAGTATTGATATTCATTACCTGTAATTCAGTCTTTCCAGCAGGGAAAGGAACACTAGAAAAGGGAGGAATTGTAACTGCTTCCGCACTACTTGAGTTCATTATCAACATAAGGGCTTCGTCGCCTCTTACGAAGGTATAATCTGCTGTTTTGGTGGTTGTCGGCCTAACATCTAGTGCATGTCCTCCGGCAGTAGCACCATCACCTACGAAAATACCGTTGGCGGCCGAACCGGCTCCCGTATCTAGGAACATTTGTTCCTTATGGGGGGTAACACCTGCTCTATCACTGGTACTACCAGTAATTAAGTTCTTGTTATTTGAGAGTGGCATTTATATCACCTATACTAAAGTCCCCATTTCTATTGTTACATCTTGGTCATTTGCTAATGAACCTATGTCTATCAACCCTGTACCGGAACCGCCAGCACTACCGCTACCCCATTCAGGACTACCCCCACTACCGACTTGTAAGACTTGTCCCGAACTACCTATTGCTAAGGTAGAAAGTTCTCCCTGTACGTTACCATATAGTAAAGAGTTGTCTGAAACAGCAGTAAGTCCTGTCCCACCATAAGGAACTCCTAATTTTTCAGAAGTACCCTTAGCCCTATATACCCCATCTGATATTTGGGTAAAATTCCAATCACCATTTATTTGCGGTCTTTTCAGACAGTGTATTTCCGAAGTATCATCGCCCCCTACTATTCCACTACTGTATAATCTTCCATTGATAATTAATTCACCGCACGTTATTCTCTGTGCGTCTTGTATAGAGAATAGATAAGATGCAGTATCGGCCTCTCCTATTACCAGTTTGTTGTATTTAGCCACAAACGTACTAGAAGCACCAAAGGAGGTGCTTCCGGTACAGGGGAAAGGAGTATTTGCTTGCCAAGGTACAAACTCTACAGAAGAATAACCCCAATCAAAGGGTGTTGACCCAACAGTTAATTGACCATCGAAAATAAACGATTTTTTGTCGTCATTGAAGTTTCTAGTGTTTGGTGTAACTGTTATTGCTGATGGTACAGTTAAATCCAAACAGTTAACCCCAATGTTTCCTATACTATTACTTCTAACTGTTGTAGTAGATGTATATGTGTTGTAGAAAAACGTGGGACTGAACGTAGCGGTACCGCTACTAGGATTTACTAAAACGATTTTTGGGTATACTCCATCCATAAATCCTATTTTTGCGCTAGGTTGTGGCGTTATCTTGAAGGTAAAGCCCGCTCTTTTAGCACTTGTTGTAAACATACCCACTTCGGATGTATCTAATGATGTATCTGTGGTATTATCGTATTTGATGTAATACCCAATATCACCGGAAGAGCCCGTAGAAGTAACTTCACTAAATGGTGCTGCCCCGGTGAACGAAATAACGGAAGTGCTAGCAGTAGTTATTTTCTCTGCCTTTTTTACTTCAAGACCGGAAGCAGTTAGGGTAATGTCCTGTGTTGGGAAGGTAATTGTACCCGAGTAATTATCGTTTATTTTTATACCTTCCCAAGATTGAGCCCCCACACTACTCATATCACAACTATGGGTTGTAGTACCAGTAAAAATTAGTTTGGAATCAGTTTGAGAGATAGGGGTAGAGGGGGACCAATTAAGTGCATTAGTAGCATCAACTGATGTACCGCCAAGCCATGTTCTCTCTGTCGTCATTCAGTCACTACCTAATCCGCTGAGTTCAGCGTACCGGCCAACTCCGCGCTTGTAGCACCACTCAACTTTGTAGCGGTTGCTTTGTTGTAAAACGCTGTACCGCTCGCCTCCGCTATCTCTTTCAAAACCTTATCAGCACTCTTCTCAAATGAAGACAACTGCTTATTGAATCTAATATCTTGAGTACCTTGGTCCTTTTCAGGTACCCATGTAGGAAGCGTATCTATGACTACTCGTAGACAATCAACACAAACTAACATCTTAATTGCGCTTTCTTTGAGAGTAGTGGTTGGGGCGGTATCGGTAGTGACACCAACATAACCACTCTTACGAGCGATTTTTTCAACTTCGGCTGTACGAATTGTGATATATTCAGTTATCGTGCCCTCATTAAGACCTCTAGGTCTATTGAGTAAATCACGAATTTGCGCTGTCGTTACTGCCATTACCCCACCTACTATCGTAGTCCGATGGAACATCAATAATTATTGCGTCATTTGAAGGTTCGTTTGTCCTATCTACGACGAGAACAATTCTTGAAGCAATAATCTTGTTAGCCATATCACTATTAGGAAGCCAGTAAAGTTCCCTCTTGTTACTCAGTAGGTTTACTGGGTGGTTATCAAATCTAGAGGAGGCCCTTAGAAGTCTAACAAGCCATCCTTCGCCACCCTGCCAATACTTCAACCGATTGCTCATTTCAGCAATACTGGCTGACGCTGGTATGGGTATGTTGGCCTTTTTCAAGGCCGATACGAGTGAAGCCTTTGTAGGTTTTTTACTGCTCATTCATTCACCCGGCTCACGAATATGTGTAGCCGAGGACGAATATATGAAGACCGGGTATATCTGTTGACCCGGCATCAGTAGCCGTCGCCTTAAGCGTTCCCCCGGCTGCAATTTTGTAACCTGCGTCGTCTATCTCTCCGCAGCGCACAACATCCTTGTCTCCCGCAGTACCGACAACAATGCTGTCGGTTATTGCAGTTGAACTGTTAAGCACTTGGAAAGCGTTTCCGTTTGCTCCACCGTCCTTTAGCAACATGCACCAAACGTCTGTTACCTCAAAGTTAGTATCAACAACTACACTTACACTGTTAGTGGCATCTGCCGCTGTGGTAAGGCGGTACATTCTTGGGATAGCACCGGACGAACCGCCGCCATCACTGACCTTTGGCATAACGCCATCAAGGAAGTTCTGAAACTTTCTGTTCTGTGGCATTCTTAGTCCTCCTTAACTCCAATCGTCGTTAAGACGCCTAAGCCCTCACGCCGGTAATCTTAACAATTCTGTTGTTCGTACCTGCTGCGGCTCCATCCTGCATCTCGTGGACGACTGAACCCATGAAGGAAGTCAGTAGCCAATCGAAACCGACGCCGGGAATCCTAGTCAACTCAGTCTCTTGGAATCCGGGTCCGTTGTACTGGAAGAACTCGGCTGTCTCTGCACCGGGTATTAGTAGTAGCGCATCGTTTCCTAGTGCGCCGCTTGTTCCGTAGTCCCTTGAGTAGTAGATAGTCAGGTTAGCGACTCTACCAAGGTGGGCCTGTAGTGACTCAACCACGTTACCAAACAACTGTGTGTTTAGCATAGTGCTTCTCTTGTCTGCGGGGAGGATAAGAGCCATTGGCTCGTCTCCGGAAACCCTTGCGTTAGCGAAGATTAGGTCCATAGCGTCTAGCAGGTCCTTCTCCTCATCTGCGGCTGCTGCACCGAATGTTGCGGTTGCGGCCTGTGTCTGACCTGCGCCAGCGATTAGGGTTGTTAGGATGTGGTTATCAATCTTGTCGGCCCTTGCTCGGATGATTCCAAGTTGCTGCCTGTCGATATTCTCCCATGACTCACCGCGTAGTCTAACGCTGTCTAGGAAGGTAACACGTCCCTGTCCCTTCTCCAACTTGACGCCGTAGTTAGCAGTACCGACCTTGGTTGGGTCAACTACTGCGTTGTCGTCTAGTGGGTACGAGAAAGTTCCGTTAACCCCTGTGTACCACTTGAAGTCTAGCCAAGGAACGGTTCGGGAACCGACAACCTTGGTTCCAACTGCAATCGTAGTGGACTGTAGTTGGATAAAGTCTCTTAGTGTCTGCTCAAGCACCGCGTCTCCTGTGGAGAACGGCCCTGCTGCTGCTGATACGTTTAGTATTTCTTCTAGTGTCTTTGCCATTCTTAATCACCTCACGCAATTGCGGCTCCTGCGGTCATAACTGGGACCATCTCACCCTCAGTGTTGGTTGTGTCGCCAGCACCATTCGCTCCTAGAGCGGCTGTTGCAGCAATTCCCTCACCGACGTAGAGGCCCAACTTCTTGTTTGAGCCCGCTGTTACCGTTGCGAGTCCGTTTGCTCCTACATACACTGTGCATCCAGTGGTGTAAGTCTCACCGTTTAGGGCTTGTACCATTAGTACGCCTCCTAGTGGGTAGTAGGAGACTGTTGCTCCCGTTGTCTCTAGCACCTTGGCTGAGTCGCGGGAAGAGTCTCCAACGCTGATTCCTAGTCCAATCTCAGTTGCGGCTGAGAGGTCTAGTCTGTTGTTAGTACCATCCATTGTCATTATCTTTCCGGGTCCGTAGACGACTGTTGCCGCCTTTAGGTCCGCGTTCCTTGGGTCTGCTCCTTCTCCATATGCCATATCAAATCATCTCCTTTATGTCTTCGTATCGTGGGGCTCGCATTGTCTTTTCGTCGTGAGCAAGGGTTTGGTTCCAAGCCTTTGCCCATGCGTTCCATGCACGAGAATAAATGTCCTCATCGGACTCTACCATTTCTCCGTTTAGGTAGTTTGCGACAACCGTTCGTGGCTCCTCAGAAGCGATTACCTCTGTCTCAGAAGCAACTGCTTCCTCAACGGGCTTCATCTCAACGGGCTCCGGGTCGGGGTGCGCGGCATTCCAAGAAGCGATTAGGTCTGTTAGGGTGTCTGAGGATAGTTCCTCATGACCCGACATACCAAGACCGGTTGCTTCCTCGACAAGTGCTATGCGTGATGCCTCTACTCTTGCCTCTTCCTCTGCCACGTACTCATTAACGCGGCTGTTGGCAAGAACGAGACTTGCTTGCATAGCCTCCATCTCTTCCTTCATTGTGGCCATGTCGGCCTCATAATCTACTGTTGTTTCGTCAGTCATAGCATACACCTGCTGTGTTATATTCTCCCCACCATTGGGCTGATATATGAAGGTTCTTGCGGAACCTAATCTCTCCGGTGTGGAATTGTCAGAAGCGTTAATTCTTTCGACTTCTTCTATGTTGGCCCTTGGGTATGCCGGTTTGTGGACTATTGCTAGGTGGTCAAAGGAGAAACCGGGACCGAAAAGCACCCTTTCCTCTGTAGCCTCAATGGGTACTCCGGAGCCACCTATACTAACGCCGTAATCCTCCCTAGACCATAGACCGGACTCTAGGGAAGCGAATAACTCTGACCTTACTACATGAGCAATATATCTTACATTCCACTTTCCATCAGGCAGGTCTTCTACAAAGGTGGAAGCGATATAGCCAACAACAGCCTCGTTAACTCCACCATCCATGTTTCTAGAAAAACCGCTACCATATTCTGATGCTTCCGGGTGATTTAGGGTTATGTCTGCCCCAACCATTTGTTCTGCGACCTCTACTGCGGCTTCGCGGGTTAACTCCCAGTTGTTCTTATTGATGCCCTCGTGGAAGGCTATTCCGGAAATCTTCACAATTTGATTACCAGTTGAGGCTTCTACTATTGCCTCTACATCACCAATCTCCAAATCTATGGTAACAGCGACCTTTTGACAAACGCCGTCGATTAGTTCCTCGTCTGAGGCACAAGTGTTTTCGTTCGCCTTTTGTGGCACTTCTTCGACACAACCACACGGCGTAGTTCCGGCTTCTACCTTTGGTCCGCTTCTCCACTGTCTGCAAGACCAATAGCGGGCCTTCCACTTTGGACCGGGACTATCACAGTTATGTCGTGAGCGGAACGACTTTCTCCTTTCGGGGTCGTCTCTCTTAATTTCCATGTTGGGGTCGCCAAATCTAACAATAACTACAGTACCGCTACCGTTCTTAGTATATACTCCGAATTTCTTGTTTTCGCCGGGAGTTCTGAATGGTTTGTTAAGTGTAACTTTTCGGCCTTGGTATTCAGCGGCAGTAACTCCCTCTTCTTCCCAATTCTCGTAAGATACTGTTCCGCCTTTGCATCCACAACCACAATCACCCTTTTCACTGGCGTATTTCTTTTTTTCGTCGTCGTGATATCCTTCGACTTCAAACTCATGGCCTTCGTGTGCTTTCATACATTCTTCCTCAGAATAACCCATAGCCATACATCGACTCATGTATTCTTCGTGTGTTTCGCCACCTTTGGGCATAGGCTCTGCGGCAACACAAGAACACGAACCACCAGTATCGGCTTTGCAGGATTCTGCACTATAACCCATATTACACTCGGAAGCCATTATACCAATGCTTGCCTTGGTTGATTTATCAAATAAACTGTTGCATACCGCATATCTTTGTTTGCTATCGGGAAAATCACCAACGGATTCTGAATCGCCCATGCAACGCTGAACGAAGTCGTCCCGACTTTCATTACTACGCGGGGAAGGCATTAGACTTCCACCGCATACCAATCGACGGCACGATAATAATTATCATTAAATCCAAAAGTGCCAAAAATATCATAATAACCTTCGGGAACCGCTATTGTTAGGTTCACATAATCCCAATCTTGATAATATGTTTCGTAGGTGTATTCTTCCTGTATGCCCGACCAATTTCCTGTTTCGTTGGTGGTATTATGGTAAAAGGTCCAAATTAGGGTTAGGTTGTGTGGTGCGTTATCACAAGTAAGGTCTGCATCCCAACTAATAGTCATATTACCATTGTCATAATCATAAAACGCATCCCACATATCGGGCCTACAATCTTCCGGTATAGAGACATCATCTTCATATTCGCATGAGCCATCGTCTTCTTCGGCCCAAGAATCATAGTTAGTCGCGTTATCATCGGTACAACCCCTATTTGGTTCATCTCCACCATAGTCGCAGGAACCATCATCTTCTTCTGCTTCTTCATCGTAATTCAATGCGTTGGGGTCGGTACATCCCTGTTCGGGCAATATCACAGTATTATTTCCATTAACTTCTTCAACTTCTTCTTCGGGTTCGTCTGAACCATCACGACAGTTTCTATATCCATCATTAACTAAGGATGCTTGTATCATGGTTCCGTCACCACACTCAAAATCGTCGCCCCATTCCCAATCAGCGTCTCCTATCCATTCGTCATCACCTTCCCCATAGGGAGTGATGTCGAGAATACCCACCATTTCAACGGCCGGCATGAGAAGTGCAAGGATAGAGCCTATGGTGATAATTAGTTGTCTTACTTCGGTTGCTCGTTGATTGATAACCTCAATAATTGAATCAACCTCTTCTGCTGACAACATTTTCACCTCTTTCCGCCAAAGTACTCAACTGCGTGTCCTTCCTTAACCAAAGTGGCGTTGACGCTAACGCCTCCGACCATAATGGTCCCTAGACACCTACCAAACTTACCGACACCGTGAGATTTCAATATTATGTTCTTCCCCGTTATCAGTTGTTCCAGTCTTTCCTTCGCGGCAAGGCCCCTGACCTTCTCCGCCTTATCCCGTGTTCGGGATTCCGGCGCATTAATTCCGTGCATTCTTACGCGAACATTGTAATGGACTTTGAATCCTAAATCTACTCTGACATCAACAGTGTCGCCGTCAATTACTCTAAGTAATTCTGCTTGGTATTCCCACATACCCATCACTTAGATTTCTTTGGCATATCAGCCTCTTTCTTATCCTTAGTGGTGTTAAACGCATCCATTCTCAATTCGTGAGCCTGTTTCAATGCTCGCATATCCAAGTCGTGCTTCAATTGAATTTCTTCTAATGTACGTGTGTGGGTTCTCTGAGCATCAGCAGAAGCGACATCGGCAGAAAGCCTGTCCGGTAGGACGTTTATCTTTGCTGTCTCCTTACCCTTGAATAAATCTAGCACACTTGTTATTATGAGAAGTGCCGGACCACCCAAAAGACCGATAACAGTCAGTTGCGAATCGCTTATTTCCCTCACTTCAACAATACTGTAATACGAAGCCGCAGACGCAATTACTACCCACGACATTACTACTCCAAAACCAAAAATAAGCATTAGTTTTTCGTTCGGATTCCCTGCCCCCGGTCTAGCCATACCTCGTCTTAGAGTAATTTGATTGATAAATGTTCTAGACAAAAACGAACAAAGTACAATAAATACTACTGCTACGATTAAGAAAGGAGTCATTACTCAACTTCCCTTTCGCGGTTTTCTTGTGTTTCTTCGTCGTTTTTATTACCGGGTTGGGAGTTCTCGTCCTGTGTGGGTCCTATGCTTTCGGGACTACTCACGCTTAGTCGCTCTTCCCCTTCCTTTCCAATCATAGGTAGGTTGAGGATGTCTAGTGCTTGATTCAAGGTTACGATACCGTTGCTGTAACCAAGTGTGGCCCTCTTCATAACATCTAGTGGGGTTTCGGTATCCATAGTTTCAAAGGTTATGGTGGGAAGGTCTTGTGTGCGGTGTGGTATTCCTAGCAAGTCTAAATGCAGAGAGAAAATCCTTTGGCACGACTCTGTTAGGATGCGGTGCATTCGGCTAATTGCCCCAACTGCCCACAAGTTAGCATTGTAGGTTGCCGCGAAGGTTGACCCGCGCTCTTGACCGGATGCAACACGGGGAACCTGCAAAACAGCCGCAATATCAGCGTTTATTGCATCTAGGAAATCACCGCTGTTTGGAAGACTGTTCTCCAAGTCAATATGCTGTAATTTCACATAATGAGGCAAAACAGGTATTTGGTCGCCACGTAGACCCTCAAACAAGGAAACTATTTCATCAATGATATATGTTAGTCTCTCGGATTGCTCCGCAGGGTCTTGGATGTGCTCGATAGCAGACTTGTCTATGGTGATATACTGCTTAGTCATCGAATCTTCAAGGGAAAGTCGATTGTTTAGGCTGTTATACTTCATGCGTATAGGTTGCTTTAGGGCGGTGAATCTAGAAGCCCCCCATATACCATAGGAGGTACGACCTTTGTTATCCACGAACCAATTGCTTCTGTAGTCTATACGCACATGAAGAACTTCATTGGCGGGAAAGGATTGTTCGTTGGAAGTACCTTCTCTCAGTAAATATTCGGTTGGGTTGACGATTGGGGTGTCTTCGTCCGCATTGAAGTAGGAACCGGGTCCTCCCCTACTATCCACTATTGTTACTTGCTTAACTGGCAGTGATTGTAGTTTTGTCACCCCAATATTTTCCTTTCCGACTATCTTATTGATGTCGTTACCATATACCATTAATCCACGCATGGCATTAATTAGGAAATCGTCAAAGGGTAGCCTTTCTTCTACTAATTCTTTGAGTGCCTCTCTTATGGCTGCGTTTTTTCCTCTTGAGTAGTTAATGGTGTAGTTATTGGCCGTTAGGCTCACGGCCCTTACTGCACCGTTCAATTCCGGGTCAAGAAGCAGCATACTATCGTAAAGGTCGAACTCATTATCGAATTTGTTGTCTGAACGAAGCCTCTCGGTATCTCTTACAATATCGGGTATTCCCGCTGCCACCGTGAAGGTCTTATTCGTAGGTACCCTTGCTGATTTCGCCAAAACTGGCTGTTTTCCCCAAAATTGATACCACTTACGCTCCGCCATACCCCAAGGGTAGATTTACTGGTTTTTCAATGTATCTCTTATTGTTTTTTTTGTTTTTGGGTGTTTTAGAAAGAATTAATCGTGTTACTGGGGTTATTTTCGGAATTTGTTTTATTGTTTCAATAGTGGTTTGGTAGGGTCCCCCTATCTTTTCTTCAACATACTAATGAAATAATAAATTAATGAAGAAAAACGCTATACCAAGAGACAATAATAATTTCTAGCACCTTCTGAATTAACAGAACAAATGAACATTTAAGTGTTATCTCATATCCGTTATGTTCATGGGGGAACACTTCATAGACAACCAAGACTTAATTGAGAAGTACAAGGATAGGGGCTATAGTAGTAATAGCGATTTCGGCAGGTATCTCCACGAAATAGAGCCACGCCGAAGTGCTGACGCTTGGAGGGTTGCCGTATCGAGATGGGTGAAAAAGGGTAATTCGTACAGGCTACTAACACAAACAATGCCCGACGAAATCCCTCAACGTACACATACATACTATGATAAGGAAAATGATAAATACATCACCTACATTGACGGAGTAAACGATTTAATAATTCTAAATGGCGAAAAGCATCGAGAAATGCGTAAGGCTTATTGTTCTATGCTAGAAAACCTTTCTGTAGAGGAAATGGTCACTAAGTTTGAAATGCCCACTCTTTGGATAAAGGGCTATATCAGGGCATATGGCTGGACTCATAACATGAATCCATTTACTGATGAAGAGATAATAGATGGTGACACAGATTCCTTGGTTAAGGACTTACTTACACTAAAGAAAAAGGATATTCTCGGTAAGGTAGAGGAGAAACACAGGAAGAGCATAGAAAGGGATGCGAACAAGTATCGTACCCTAGAAGAAACTATTCTTTCTGATTTTAGAGAGATACTAAAGGAGAAAACCATAATCATAGATGAAGTACATGCGGTCCCCATGGGGAAAGCCGAAAGTGACTATGCCCTAGTCATTTCCCCTACAGATTTGCATTATGGGAAGTATGGCTGGTCTTTAGAGGTCGGAGAATCATACAACTTTGAAATTGCTCGTGAGCGACTATTAGATAAGACCTTTACCTTATTACAACGACTACCCGGAGCCCCAGAAAAAATAATTCTTGCTACTGGAAGTGACTGGTTCCATGTTGATAATGACTTGGGCACTACAACTAGAGGTACCGGACAGGATATGGCCGGAACACCAGCACAAATACTTATGGAAGGCTGTGAATTGGCTGTTGAGCATATTGAAATGTTAAAAAGTGTGGCCCCAGTAGAGATTGTGTTTATGATGGGTAATCATGATAGATTCGCTAGTTTGGGTCTAATGATGTTCCTAAGCGCAACATACGAAAACGATTCTAGAGTAACAGTAACAAAGGACCCGTCTCTCAGGCAATATATCAAGTGGGGAGACAATCTTATGGGCTTTACCCATGGCGATTTCGTTAGTGGTCAAAACCTACCCCTTATTATGGGTAATGAGAAGAGAAAGGAATGGGGAGAGACAGAAAACCACATTTGGTTCCACGGACATAAGCATCACACTCATATGATTGAGAAGGGGAATTGTTTCGTAATACAACTTCCTAGTTTAGCGGGTCATGATAGATACCATTTCAGAAAGGGCTTCATTAGCCGACCCGGAATGTTTGCTCATTTAATAGATAGGGAACAAGGTATTGTCGGGAGTCTTTATTCTCCGGTGATGGCTGATGAGTGATTTTCTTTCCTTTTCCATGGAAAGGGCAAAATACGACGATAAATATTTCTATCGTTGGCTTGGCTATACTTGGGGCGACCATATTGGTGAATGGATGGATATGTATGGTAAACGCGGTGATACACAGGTTCATAGGGTTTGTGTGATTGCTCCTCGTGACCACAGTAAATCTACTACTCTAAGAGTCAAATTATTGCATCATGCCCTATTTGATAAGTGGAGGAACAAGCCCTTTACTTGTTGGCTCTTTTCTGCTAGCAAAGATTTGGCTGCAAGGCGTCTTGAAGAGATAAGAGAAGATATGAAGAGACACCCGCAACTTTCTAGGTATTTGGACCCCCGTAGGGGAAATAAACTAGAATTAAGATTCACTAATGGTGCATGGATTCGTGCAACTTCGGTTGGGGCTGCTATTCGTGGTGAGCACCCTGCCTGTATCGCTTTTGATGACGTATTGGACGATAGTGGGGATTTAGACCCTAAAAACACACAACAATGGTTTAGGAAGAAGGTTACACCGATGTTGAGCCCCGGAACCGCAATTTATGTCGTTGGGACACCTATGAGTATGAATGACCTATATCATACAGAGATGTTAGATAATGATACATGGAAAAGCGGGGTATGGTCTAGTATTCCAAATTGGGATGATTGGAGGGCAGACCCGGAAAATGTAGAGCCCAAAGCACTATGGCCGGAGTTTAGGAGTTTAGCATTCTTACTTGAGCAAAGACAAGCCATGGGGGACCTCTCCTTCATACAGGAGTATCTCTGTAAGGTTATAGACGATGACGCCGCAGTTTATCCCCGTAATATCACAAGGGCTAATTTGGATATAGATTCTTTATTAGAACCGGATAAACAGTACAACCACAGATATTCTGTCGGTTTTGACCCTGCTCATGGATTAGGTCAGGATTATAGCGTAATGATTTGCTTAAGGCAAGATGACGAAGGGTTTATTCATTTTGTGAATATGTGGAGGAGAAACGACTTTCCTCCTGACAAACAGGCCAATATGATGATAGACTGGAATAAGAGATACGGGACACCGGCATTTGCCGTCGAATCCGTAGGATTTCAACAATTATACGAGAGTCTTCTTACTCAGAAGGGTGCTATGGTAGATTATAGAGAAAGTAAGGTTGGTAATAGGACTTTGAAGCAAGGACTTCTAAATAGGCTTAGGGTTTGGCTTGAAAGAGAATTGGTGATATTCCCTTATGGTAATCACGAAACAAGAACTCAAATCAATATTGTTCTAGAGGAATTGGAAAGTCACGCTTGGCGTAATGGTTTGATTGTTGATTTGGGAAGACATAACGATACAGTTATGGCACTTGCTCACGCAATAGACCAATTTTCGGTTAAGGATAACGGAATGCCCGTGGTATTGGGTACGGCAAAGGGCGGCGAGTGGTTAGGCGGAGTTAATAAGGGCCGTATCAATCGTAGTAGAGGCGGAGTGAGCGGAGTAATCGACAGGTGATTTAATGAGTAAGGGATACTACAATAGAACCGGAACGCTTCAAACGGGGCACGGCTGTAAGAGTGGGAAGACTGGACCACTAAAGAGAAAGGATATAATCAAAAGAGAGATAGTGGAGTTGTTGGATAGTGGTTTTTTCTCGGAATGGAGGACTTCGCATGAGATTGCATGGAATCTTAATAAGAAACTGTCAAAGCACTGGACTCCTATGAACGGACACACCGTAGGAAGCCTCATACGCAGTTACATCAAGCCTTACAACATTGAAACCTTCAAAAAAAGCCGTTTGAAGTACTATAGGGTGGCAGACGGGAAGATACGGGGGAATAAACCTCCCGCCGCCAATATAGGCAAGATTACGAGTGATTGAAAAAAATTTCCAAAAAATTTCAAAAAATCGTGCGTTGTGGTAGCCAACCCCACAGGCTCGCAGTGAGCGTTTTGGAGGCCGCCGGGGCCATAGCACACGGTCAAGAAAAAGAAAAACGGTCCATGGGTAGCACCATGGGTAAACATCGTCTGTATGGCACCTTCCAAGGCCGGGAAACGGCATCCTAGGTTTGACAGACACCCCCCCATTACAGGGGCCGAAATCTAGCCCGCCCTAGGAGGTCGTGACGGCTGCTGGTGCTAGTTGGGACGGCAGCAGGTCAACCCACTGCCGCCCCTGATGCTCATACTCAGAGAGCCCCGAGGACCGCGTCAACCTCTGAGTTGATGCGAGTCCCCCTTGGGGTCTTCCATGCCGGGGTTGAGTCGTCCCAGTGGGTGCGGTTGGCAATCCACAAGAGGTACTCGGCGTCGGTGCCGAGAATGTCCTTCTCGTTGCCTCTGTGCCAGCCCTCCACGAAGGCCCGTCCTAGAAGGTGGAACTCGTATGGCTCCCCCTCCTCGTCATGGTCTCTCACGGTGAAGATGAACCGCTCGTATCCACCGCTCGCCCTGCGGACCTTGCGAACCTTCTTGCCCGCTGCCGTCCTTGCTCCTGTCGGGCAGTTGTAGCCGACCTGAACCGAGTGGCCCCAGTTCCCGCTTGATGCCCTGCGGGTCGTGGATAACTTGCCATCTCCCCCATTGGGTCCGGGCTGGTTATGCTTGAGGAGGCATGGCATCTTCAAGGTCTGATTGTTGCGGGTTGCGATATCGTGCCGGTAGACACTCGCCACCTTGCCCCCACAGACTCGGCACTGACCGCTTAGGTCGTGAGCAGCGTTGAACGCTGGCCTCCCTGCCATGTCGGTGCATACAGGCCTAATCTTCATCTCGCCGGTCTTGGTGTTGAGGTTCTTGGCGCAGCCGTCCCGCGCTCCCTGCTGGAAGTCGCTCTTTGAGCCCTCCCGGTCGGTGAGGGTGAACCCTCGCTCTCCTTCCAGCATGGCCCCGGTCATCTTGGGTGAATACTGGTTCTCTCCATACTGACCCTCTGCCCACTCGTTGAACACGGTCGCATTCACTCCGAGGGAGTTAATCAGCACGTAGGGAGCATCAACCCATGTGCGGGTTGCCATCCAATCGGACCAGCCATCAAGCAGCGGCTGGTTGAGTTCCTTGGCTACCTTCTCGGCCCGGTCTAGTCGGACATCGTGTTGACCCTTGTTCTCAACGAACCTCTGTCCCTGTCCGACAATCTCCGAGAACACACCCGCCGCAGCAAACTTCTCGGCTTGCTTCATGGTGAGTACTGTCGGCCATGTTCGTACCTCGTAGGTCTGACCTGCTCGCTCAACGATGCGGTCCCTGAGGGTCTTGAGCGTACTGCCCTTGACGCCCATGCTCCTGAGGGCCTTCATCAGTCCGGCTTTGCTGGCTGTCTCTGCAATCATCCTATCAATCAAGGAGCCGATGAACGCGAGGGAAGTCAAGATGACCTCCCTCGGGACGTTCATCACGTCCAAGACGGATAGGGCCGGGGTCGTTCCCGGCGTGTCTCCTATGGTGGTTGGTGGTGTACCTGCCATGCCTCCTCTTACGCGTGACCCCCCTATAAACGCCGGATTTGATGCGGGGGTGAGCATGAACAGCGAAAGACTATATGCCCCCTGCCCATCTGACCCCATATTCACGACATACGCGATATGTGCATAATATGGGTTATTTGGCTGCATTGGGCGATTTGGCGCACCTGTCGCCGTGTTTGGGGCCATTGGGTAGTTTCTCCCGGTGATTTCGCATTTCCGGACCCATTTTTCAAGTCCGGCCCTTATAAGCAAATCAACGATAATTCGCGGGTCACGATAGCGGAAATTCGGCCAATTTCGCAGTATCACAGAAGCAGGTTCTAACCTACCAGTGTTCACAATTAGGTTGGTCATTTCACTATACAACCTTCGGTTCATTAGTGGTCACTGGGACGTAACATAACGCCAAGCGTAACATATCACTCACAGAAAAAGAGGCGTAACATAATGCCTACAAAAAAGAGACGTAACATATCGTCTAGTAAAAAACCGCGTAACATATGTTTGATTAGAAAACGGATTTTTAGTCCGGATTTATCCAAGTGGTGCGTAACATATTTTAGTATCTAGTAGCCCACCTCAACGACCATATTGCATTCATCACAGAACGCTACTAAGGTCCCAACCGAGTTGGGCATAGGGTACTTGGCTATCGTGGTTCTCTGCCAGTAACCCTCCTCCAAGGCAATCAAACAGTGGCATGCTAAACAAGCCACTATATCTCCGTTCGTCATTTCTTCTTCAGTGTTCGCTGTCATACGTTTCACTCATCCTTTCGTCTTTATCACTCCTTATCATATTTTCTTTCTTTTGTTGCGTAACATATTGTTGGGGGGCCGGCCACCACCAGCCGACCCCCGTTAGTCTGACCTACTCCTTTTCGCCGTCCTCCCCGTACAACGTCCTCTTTTGGCTCTTGGATAGTGACTTTACCATCCAACTCACCTCTCCATTCACGTCCACGCCCGTCCACAGTTTGTCGCGCAGTGTCTCCAAGGTCTTCCCAATCGTCGCATACATCTCAGCGTGTCTTGGGTCGATGGTCTGCATTTGCTCTACTGTGTTTTGCAGTTCCGCGTACTTCGCGGGGGTACTCGTTTCTATGAACGATAGTACCATCTGAAGGTATACCATGTCCCTAGTTTCCTTGGTACTCATGCCATGTCCTCCGTCTTGTCTCCGAAGGCGGGGATTGACGATAGGAGTCTTACTCCCTCCGTCTCTCTCTCAAAGGCGGCGTCGGCCTCTATCTCCGACCAGTTGCTTTCCATCTGCTGTTGCATACTGTCAACTATGGCCGTCAACTCTGCCACCTCCCTCTCTCGGCGTTCGTTCTTGTCGTCTTCTCTCATCATCTCGCTTAGTCTCGTGAGTAGCGCGTGGTATACGATACTCATTTCAACATTGCTCAATGTTATGGTTTGCTTTCCTCCCATGAATCTCCCTGTTTTTCACTAGTACTTATACCTTTGCCGATATCATGGAGTAACATAATTTTCAACGCGAACCCACTTTGCGTCTCCGTGGTAAGGGTGTTGGAGTAACATAATTTTGGGATATGGTGAAGCGTTATGTTACGTGAGCCCGCCTGAACCACCGGCTAGGGAGTAACATAATTTTCAAGCGCGTCCGGGGTTAATCATCTGCTAGGGGGTATATAGTCTTTAGGTCGTTTGGGGGAGTAACAT